GCGGCCAGCTAGTGGCACAGGGCCGCCGTGGTGGCTGCATTGGCTGCGGCGTCAGGGCCGACAAAGGTGCCCCGCAGATCAAGCGTGGTGGGCTGTGGCGGGCCGGGCTCGGGTTCAGGCTTGCCAGTCGAGCGGTTGGCGAACGACAGCAGGGCGGCCACGCCGAGGGCCAGGGCGGCATAGTGGTGCCGGTCCAGCCGGGTCAGGTCCATCGTGGGCGCGTGGGCCTTGATCCACGGCCATGCCAGGGCGATGGCGACGGCGATGACGAGCAGACCCGTGGTCATGTGGCGACCTTCCTGATGAGAGGCAGCAGCGATTCGATGGCACCGCTGGCAGCCATGAGCACGAGCGACCGAACCGCCGGCCGCACGACCAGCCACACGGGCCACGCCAGCGTCGGGATGCACTTGTCAGCGACGGCGTCGAACAACTGGCCGACGGCCTCGAGGGCCCATTCCCGTTTGCCCGGCCCGTCGCCCGGAATCGTGTCGAGGGCGGCGACCACCACCCGAAGCAAAGCCACGGTGAGCTCGGCAAACTCGCCGACGGTTAGCCCGTTGGTGGCGGCCACCTTGGCCGTGGCGATAAACGCTCGGATCTTCTCCGACACGGTCAGCAGGTTTTCCGTCGCCGTCACAGGAGCACTTCCGATCATGACTTCACTCCCACGATGTAGACCTCGACGTCGGCCGCACTGGCCCCGTTGTTCGTGATGGCGATCACCTTGTCGGTTGCCGACGTGGCGTAGCCGGCGCTCAGATGCGTGACGTAGAGCACGCCCTCGGGCCCGAGTGTCATCGCGCCGGCCGACAGGGCGGTCCACCGGTTCGTCGTGCTGCCGTTGACCGCCAGGCTGGCCGTCGTCGAGCGGTTGACGATCAGCAGGGCCTTAACCTTGGCGAGCGACAGCGTGCCCGTGCCGCCGAATAGCTTGAGCGGCAACGCCCGGAGGTCGATCGTCGTCGTGGCGCTAGCGGCCACGGTGATCACGTCTTTGTGGTAGCCGTTGGCCTGGTCGTCGCCGGTGCCATCGGCGATGGCGAACGTGAGATTGGCCGTCGCCGAATCGGTGACGGTCGTCGTGTTGAGGTCGTCGGCCCAACGGGGCACGACCCGCAATGTGCCGGTGAGCGAGAAACTAGCTGCCACTGCCGCTGCCTCCCGCTGCCACCGAGGTGCCGAACAGGTACAGTTCGTACGTCACGGACGCTGCATTGGGGTTGCTGATGCGGATCACGCTGTTGTCGGCCGTGACCTTCCAAGCATCCGTTTGGTTAATCGAAAACCACTCGGAGCCGGGCCCGACCTCGGCGGCGTAGACGACAGTGGGCCGCCCAGGATCGACGCCGACGAGCAACCGCCGCCCGGCAGTCGTGGTCGTGTTCACGACCCTGATCGCCCGCAACTGGCGGAACGTGAATGGCACCGTGACGCCGAGGGCCTGCTGCGTCAGGTTGAGCAGATCGAACTCCTCGACCGTGTTTGCCGGGATGGTGCGCGAGTCGGCGAACACCAGGTCGGCTTCGCCAGGCCCGTCGCCGTCAGTAAACGTGTAAAGCCCGATCGAGGTCTTTCGGTTCGTGACCGTGCCAACCTCTTGCGTGTCGGTGCGGGTCCACTGCATCGACGTGCGGAACTGCCCGGTGAGTGAGTCGGTGAGCGTGTCAGCCATCGAGGGCTCCCGACTCAATGGCCGATCGCAGGGTGGCCGGCTTTACGCCCAAGCGAAACGCCTGGAGCGCGAGATCTTCCGGCGACAGCCGTTCGGGCCGTTTGCTCGTGACCTTGCCCCAAAACGCCTGGCTCGGCGTGTAGCCCTTGGCGAGCGACTGCACGTCGCCCGGGGCAGCGAGCGGCTCGCGGCCTTGTTCACCGCCTCGGCGAAAATGGGCGTGAGCGATCACGCCCCGAGGCTACGCCTGTCGCTTGCCCGCCAGGCAGGGTGTGTGGCCCTCACGACGCAGCACTTCGGCAATCACGGCGTAACAGGCGATGTCCTTGAGCGTGTCCTCGAGGCCGTCGAACTCGACCTTGCCGCGCCTGAAATACGCCCGGAGCCGGTGCATCTTGTCCATCATGCGGAGCACGCATCCGGCCCACGCCGGAAGGTTCACGATGTCGGCCGACATGCGAATGTTTGACAGGGCGTCTTCGTCCACGCCGTAGTCGAGCGTCTTGCGGAGGTGCAGCTGCTTGAGCTCGTCGAGCACGGCCAGGAACTCGGCCGACCCGGGCCGCAATGCGTCGCCCTGAAACGACGGCTGCCACTCGGCGTAGGTATCACTAGGGGCGTTCTTCACGCCATCGCCGGTGAGACGCTGCTGACGCAGCTCACGCTCGCCTTGAAGAATCCAGTCCACGGGAATCGACGCCACGGGCTCCTCGGGAGTTACCGGCACGCTCTGGGTTGTCGTATCGAAACAGCGTGCCGCCGCTTCCTGGGCGGGCTTGCAGCCGGCGAGCGAGGCGGCCATCGGCGTGTAGCCGGCGAGCTTCGGGTCGTCGGCCGGCGTAGCGTCGAGCCGAGACTTCACGGCGGACCGCAGCACGTCGTTCGCCTGTTGCAGAGTCGTGGTCGTCATTCCTTTGCCTTTCTCAAGTCGCGGTCGCAGAACAACGGATACGCTCGGGTCACTTCTTGCCGGCCGTGGTCGATAATCGCCATGCCCTGGCACGGCCGCTCTGGCGACGCGACCCGCTCAGCGTATGGCGAGTGTCCAATCACGCTGCCGTTCGCCACGTACCGCGCCCCGCGCAGCCAGCCCCACGAGTGATAGTGGCCAAAGATCGTCAAGTCGGCCTTGCGGCCGGCATCCCACCTAGCGATCGCCTTGCTGGCCGGAAGCGCGAGACCGTAGACGCCACCGGCAAATCGAATGGAGTGGCCATGGGTCGTGCGGACCAGGAACCCGTCGAGGTCGACGTAGCCCAGGTGGCCCTCGGAGATCTGCCACTGCACGTTCTTGTTCTTCTCCTCGCGAGCCAGCGTGAAGTACATCAGCTGTTCCCACGAGTGTTCTAACTCCGTGGCGATGCGGTTCTTCTCGGTGCTGCGGCCGTGGTTGCCGGCGTTCGTGCAGACGATCACCTGCTCGGCGTGCTTGGCGACGTTGTCGATCAGCCCACGCAGCCGCTCGGCGATCCACCTGGTGGCGTTCATTGGCGATAACTGCGCCACCTCGACGCAGTCCGGGTGAATGTGACCGGTCAGAAAGTCCCCGCCCAACCAGATGAGCACGCGGCGGATGTCTGCCTGGTTGCGTTCGTGGTGCAGGCACTCGATGAACCGCTCCTCGAGCTCGGCCAGCCGCAGTTGACATACGTCAAGCGAGTAGTCGTTTTCGCCATTTACGGTTTCAGGAAGTACGCGCTCTTCGCAGTGCACGTCCGACAGCATGAGCACCGCGGTGGCCGCATGTTTCGTGCGACGTTTCGTAGCGGTCTTGTTTCGCTTCGTCGCCTGGATGCCTTGAAGCGAGCCCATCGCGTTTGCCCGCTCCCGCTCGCGGTCGATCTGCGCCAAAGCCGCCTTGTACCTATTTCGGTACGACGCCACCTCGCTCCGCAGCCGAGCCAATTCGGCGTCGGCGGCGAGCTGCTCGGCCGAGGCCACGTCGGCGGCCACCTCGGCCACTACTTTCCGAGACGGCGTAGCCATGTATCCACTCCTTGGAAGCCGATGTTCACTCCGTGCCGTCGCAGGGCCGCCGCAATCGCCGTGGCGGCGGGCCGCCGCTTGCTACCGAACGTGCCGGCCTTCCACGCTGCCAGGATCTCGGCGGCCAGTGCCGCCTGCTTGGCGTCGAGCCGGTCCCACCAGGGCCGTACGCCCGGGTTCTCGGGGATCAACGCCGCCACCTCTTCGATAATGCTGGCCTTCGCCATGGCATCACTCCTCGTGGTCGTCAGGCTGTCGGAATCCTTCCGCATCGAGCAGGGCGCTGACCGTCTCGGAGAACTCGCACACGGCGTCCTCCGACAAGTCGGGCCAGCGGGCATGAATGAGTTCGTGGAGGATCGTGTCGAGCAGGTCGGACCCGTGGAGGCCCGCCCGCAGGAAGATCGTGCGGGTCTTGTAGTCGCATTTGCCGTCGCAGTCCCGCAGCCTGGCGTTGCGCTGGATCTTCCAGCGCTGGTCGCCCACGTAGACCGTTCGTCGTTTGCGAACCGGTGCCATGCCGGTCACGCTACATGAGGCGTCCAGCGGGCGAGTGCCGCTGCGGCCCGCCGGTCGAACTCGGCAGCGGCATCCGGGGCGAACCGGCGATTGACGATGCCCGGCACGACCTCGCCCCGGGCGATCTCGGCCTTGGCGGCACAGGCGTGCTGGAAGACCAGGTTCCCGTTGCTGTCGTGC